CTTCTTTCGTTTGTTTATTAACTGAACATGTTGATATATTAAGAGCTAATGCCCTTATCCCTTTATTCTGTCTGCTAACTCTTTTGGCATTTGTGGCGAGTTGAATGCAGTTAAATCTTTAGAGTTGCTTCTACCCTTCGAAGATTTTTCTGCAGCCTCCTGTTCCATCTCAAGCTGCTTAACAAGCCGCTTAACAAACCAAAGCCTCAAACCAATTGGCAAGTTGTATGCCTCTGAGAACGACCAACCGCCTGAATATTTTAAAAAGAAGAACTGTTCATAAATGTTCTCCATATACTCAGCGGTCAGGCCAAAAAAAGTCCGCTGACAGCGGCACCTCCATGTCCTGTTCGTGACCACACTCGCCGCACTCAAAGTTTTGAGTTAGATCGACGTTTGGTGCCACTTGGCGGTAAGATGAGCGCAGGTGGCGAGCATCAAGGGATGGGATGTTCTCAATTAGATAACTGACTGCTTGCACTGAGTCATCTCCATTAACGGAGACAACCATATTGCGAATCTGTGTTGTGATCGCTTGCTCAGGGCGCTTTCTCTTGCGCGCTGTCTCAAGCTGACTAACCATATTCTTTTCGTCCACGCCAGTCAAAAGCCTGAATGTGGTCTGCAGTCTAGTTTTAGGCAAAGTTGTTGTGAATGTTCCGTCGTCATTATTCGTGACTCCGAGTGCTTCTGCTGTATCTCCACTGTATACGTCCGAATCATTAAGATCGAAACTATACTCCTGTGTAGCTCCACAGGATGGGCAACCAACCTTGGTCTTATACTCATTTCCGTAGCCAGAGATACGAGCAGCAATAATAATTGCATTACGATCTCCTACGAGCATTGAATCCGGGTTTATCCTCTTGTTGACGATAAGACTCTGAATAACTCGCTCAATAGCAACGCCGCTCTTAAGAAGAGTTCTAGACGTTAGCATATCCTCTTCTTTTGCAGTCATCTGCTTAATCTCAATTGTGGTCTGCCCATGTAGTGGGTGGGTTTCTGGATAGAACCTACCTCCCGATGGCATCTCCACAAACTCTGTTGGAACAACAAACGAGAAACCTGGGGTTTCTTGATGAGCTTGTGGAGGGGCAGAGTTATCTTGTGGGGTCGGGTTCCCCATTCGATCTCTATTACGTGACAATATACACCTCTTCTTTTTTATTTATTATATCACAAATCTATTAGACATTAAAGAATTCTTGACCGCCGCCAACTGTTGCAGCTGATGTACCGGCTGTCTCAACACGAGCCCAATCATACCGAAGGCTAACAGAAATCTCTGTCAAATCATCGTTGCCGTACTCTAGGTTGTCACCATACTTGACTTCTGTAACAAAAGAGTTCCATAGAGTCCAAGTTTCGAGTGGCTTGCCATCTGAATCAAGTTGTGTGATGATAACTGTTCCGAGAGCAGCAGCAGACTTTGCCTTAGAGATACTTGTTAGTGTCTCGGCATCGGTGGGAGGAGTATATCCGGAACCCTGAACGATTGCTGATAGCGTGGCAGTTAAATCTGGGTCAACTGGGTCGACCATAGTCACAGTGATCGGCTCCCAAGTAACATTACCTGGGTAGTAGAAAGTGTGGTTTAAGTACTTATGCTCCGCTGCATTAACTGCAAACGATGGCTTACCGCAAGACTTGGCGTACCAAAGCTTAGCTCCACCTTGAGCAGCTTGAATCCCTTGGAATTCAACAGAGAATCTAAAGTTTCTCTTTGGATCGTTGAGAGAAGCGTTCTCTCCGAAATTTTCAGACCAAAATGGCATGTTGGGTTACTCCTGTTAATCTATTTTTAAGTAGTGATTCGGGGGGAAATTCCCCCGACATTTTATCAATCATCAAACGAGGCGCCGGTTGAGGCAACCACGAAGTCAATCGCGATGTACTCGATGGCACGTGCTGGTTTGACCATAATCTTCGCATACATGATGTTCTGATCAATAAGGTCTGGGGTTGTTGTTGTCTCATCGAGAATCAAACGGTAATCAGTGATACCGAACTGAACCTTGACGTTTGCGAGGAACGGCTCGACTAGTGATCTAAAGCGGTTCCAAGTAGACTGTACATTTTGCTCGAATAGAACCTGCGTAGAGAGAACGGAAATCTGCTTCTTAAGGTAGATCACCAATCGTCTTACGTTGATTCTATCAAGAGCAGACTGGCGTTCCTGAAGAGTCTTCTGTCCAAATGCCACAATACCGGTAGAAGGGAAAGAAGCGATTGGGTTAATGTTTGCATCATATAGCTTGTCTCTCTCCTTGGAGGTTAGTCTCTCGGTCACATTTGTAACTGGGATTCCTGCTGCACCATCGGAAAGACCGCCGCGATTGAAGCCGGCGGGAGCATACCAAAGATGAGTGGAAGCCTGAGAACTAGCCAAGACTCCCAACATTGCGACAGAAGGCGGAATCCAAAGAAGGCGTCCGCTAGCATCGTCGCGAGTCTGAACCCATGGGTAGAAGGTCGCACCATAAGAAGAATCAATTCTTCTGCCCTTGAGTGCCTGAGTTACGGAATCTACACCGGAACCTCGGCGAGCAGCCCTGGAGGCAATGTATGATTCGTGAGCGGGAGTGTATACATCCGAAAGGTCGATAATCGACATTGCATCTGCTCGATCCTCACATACATTCACTAGGTGAGTCGTGAGTGTGTCGTTGGTCAACCCAGGGACCGCCATCAAGTTCATATCCAAGGACTCAGGATCTGCAACTGTATCGATTGATCTCTTAAGAGTGTAGTACGGGGAACTAGTTGTCTCAGAAGCGCTGGTCAGTCCTGCGTTGTAGAAAGGATCTGGCTTGATAAGATCAAGTCCGTCAAAACCACCGAATACTGGTGCAGTGAACTTGTCATAACCTGCATCTAGTAGAGTCTTGTATGTTCCGCCACCGTTTATACTAACAGCATCGCCGCTAGCAAAAGAACCAGACTCGTAATAATAGCCGGTGCCACTGTCCTTTCTAACATCGTTTAGAGAGAAGACATATGCGTACTCTGAGCCGGCTGGGGCGCTGGTAGATGTATCGACGCTCTGCAGAAATCTGCCGTCTAGCATACCGTGGACATCTCCAACACTCAAATCCGCTCTTGTGGAAGCAGCAGTTCGGGTGTTCATCATTCCAAAGTATGCGTTTCGTGCATCGGCTAGCCCACCATCAGAAGCGCTAACACGCAATCTAACAGACGGGAATACTAGTGAACCGGATACACCAACTGAGTTGGATGTCTCCAGGACACTGGCACCAGCACCATAGAGAGAAGAAGCCCAGTGGATCATCCTTCCAGCCGGAGCGGTGGCAACAGTAACAATTTCTGCATCTGAGTACTTGGGGGGACCAAAGTAACCAAATGGTAGATACAGCGCGTTTGTTGCGCCCTCCTCGACATCAGGGTTACACTCAACGTAGACATATTTAGACTGGCTCTGGTAATCTCCATAGGTCTTTAGTCTGCGCTGTGTCTCGTCCCAAACAGCATACGTGTTGCCGATCTTTCTAGCAACAAAGTTTGGAGAAGACGGGTCTAGTGTAAGGTTATCGAACCTCTCAAGAACTTGCACGCGGTTATCGGTGTCATTAAGCCTACGAAGCACCACAGAGAACGTTCCGTAGTCTGTTGTTGTTGTTGTAGACGCTCTGATCTTTTCGATAGATACCTTGACGTTCTTGTTTAGCCATTCTCCGTGTCCTCGTCCGATGAGGCGGAATAGCTTCTGCTGATCTTGTGGTTGCCAGCCAGCAGCCACACCATCCAGATCCTGACCAATAAACCAGCCAGTGTTAGCTTCCTGATGTGGAACTCGGTTCTCGTGAGGTCCTATTGTTGCAGCAGAATCCAAAGCAAGAGGGAGGATTACCGCGTGTTTTGTTCCGGTGTCCAATGCAGCATCTCGAACTTCCTGCTCGAAAGTTTCACCTAGCCAGTATGGAGCGAAAGAAGAGGAGGGGTAAAACGCGCCCTGATCTGATGCCAGTTGCGGGTTTGTACTAAATACTTTACGGATGAAGGTGTCAGCGCTATCATCGAATCCGAACTTGATCTTCTTGTTCCAAGAGCCGATAGAGCTAGTTACCACTGCGGTAATCAAGCCATCGGACCCAATATCCATAACTTTACCAATTCCTTGGCCAACGCCGATCGTACCAGAGCCGATTAAGTTGCCGCTTAGCTGAATGGATGCAGACTTGTTTA